CTTACGCACGTACATCCGTAACATTTGCTGCACCATCTAACGGTGCTAGCCTATCAAACGCAGACTGCACATTCCCACAGGCTACAGGCTCATGGGGGACAGTAGGCTGGATTGGTCTATATGACGCATCAACAAGCGGTAACTTGCTATATCACACTCCGCTAGACGTATCTAAAGCAATTGATACTGGCGATATATTTAAGATAGCTTCTGGCAGCCTTTCAGTAACATTATCTTAGGGTAAAACATGGCTCTTATAGTCAAAGACCGTGTACAGGAAACATCCACCACTACTGGTACTGGCACATTCACACTTGCCGGTGCTGCTAGTTTTCAAACATTCTCAAGCGCAATAGGTAACGGCAACACTACCTACTACGCTATCGTAGGCGGTACTGAGTGGGAAGTAGGTTTAGGCACGGTTGGTGCTGGCACATTAGCTCGTACCACTTTAATTGCGTCATCTACCGGCTCGGCTGTTTCATTTAGCGCAGGTAATAAGAACGTATTCTGTACCTATCCTGCTGACCGTGCTGTAGTAGAAGACGAAACATTAACAGCCTACGCACCACAATTTGCAGCAAGCAATGGTCTAGTGCTAAATAACATGACAGTCAGCGCAAACTACACAATTCCAACTGGCTACTCTGCTAGTTCTGTTGGTGCGGTTGTTGTTTCAGGCGGTGTAACAGTTACAGTTCCTAGTGGTAGTCGTTGGGTAGTTCTTTAATAGGGATATAATATGGCAGGAACGGTAATAGCAGATAGACTAGAGGCAGCATCAACAAGTCAACTAGTGATTGAGAACGGTGTGGCTTTAACTCCACCTACGATTGCTGATGTGAATGGTGTGCAGATTGGTACATTCTGCCGTGCTTGGGTAAACTTTAACGGTACAGGTACAGTAGCGATACGAGCTTCATTTAATGTAAGTTCTATTACTGATGGTGGTACAGGTCTTTATACAATTAACATGACTAATGCTATGCCTGATGCTAACTATAGCGTATTTGCTTTACCTTTATTTTCTGCCAACAACTTTGGTGTATGCTTAAATTCTACTCCAATAGCAGGAAGCTGTGAAATAAGAACTTGTAATACATCATCTGTAGCAGGTTATGACCCATCTACAGTATCTGTAGCAATTTTTAGATAAGGATAAATCATAATGGCTTCAGTAATTTTAAATGGCGATACAAGCGGAACGGTTACACTATCCGCACCAGCCGTTGCAGGGTCATCAACACAGACATTGGCTGCGGTATCAGGTACATTAGCACCATTAGTAAGTGGTACATCCGTAACAGCAAGTGGAACAAGCATTGATTTTACAGGCATCCCTAGTTGGGTTAAGCGTATTACTGTGATGTTTAGTGGAGTAAGTACGAATGGGGCTTCATTTCCTATAGTTCAACTTGGTTCTACTACATTTACAACATCAGGGTATGTTTCATCAGGTGGTAACAGGGCTGCAGAAACTACTACTCCTACTAATGGACTTATTGCTGTATATGCCAATGCTACGGTAGGTTCATATGCTTGGTCAGGTCAAATAATAATAACAAACATAACAAGTAATACTTGGGTATCTAGTTTTGTTATGGGGTCAGGAACATATGTACCATGTTGGGGTTCTGGAACATCTCCTAATCTTTCAGGTTTGTTAGACCGTATTCGCATTACCACAGTCAACGGCACAGACACCTTTGATGCGGGCTTAATCAACATAATGTACGAATAGGATAATTATGGCAGTTACAATAGACGGAACGGCAAATACAATTACAGCAGCAGCTACATCAGCAACTTCATTAACTACTGCTAGTGGTTCTGCACCATCTTATTCAGCTAGGGCATGGGTAAACTTTAATGGAACAGGGACAGTAGCTATTCGTGCTAGTGGGAATGTTACTAGTATTACTGATAATGCTACTGGTGATTTTACTATTAACTTTACTACTGCTTTTGCTGATACAAGTTATTGTATAACATCAGGTGCATCTCCTGCTGGAGGTGAAGTTCTAGGTGTTGGCTTAGACTATACAAACTCAACTAAAACAACAACTGCTTTGCGTATTACAGTAAAGTCACCAAATATTGGTAGGTCAGATTCTATAGACATAAGCGTAGCAATTTTTAGATAAGGATAAATTATGAAACGAATTATTTACAAAACAGCAGAAGGTGGAGTGGCTATAATAGTTCCTACACTTGAGTATTTAGAATCACATACTATTGAGGAATTAGCAGAGAAAGATGTACCTTCTGGGGCTGAATTTAAAATTGTAAACACATCTGATATTCCTTCAGACAGAACATTCCGTGACGCATGGGAGTTTGCAGCATGATTACTATTAACATAGACAAAGCTAAAGAGATTACTAAGGCACGATTACGTTTTGAGAGAACTGAATTACTGCAGGCTCAAGACGTAGCCTTTCAACGCGCATTGGAAAGTGGCGCAGATACAACAACAATTGTTGCAGAAAAACAACGCTTGCGTGATATAACTACTGCAGTAGATACAGTCGCAACACTTGATGAATTAAAATCACTTACAGTAGGATAATAAATGTTTGGCATAGCAGCATTTTCGCAAATACCATATAGCTCATTAGCTAGTCAGATACTATTAGCCTCGGCTAGTATTGATGGTAACGCATTAGTTACTGCAGATGCTTATGCAATTCGTACAAGTCAAGCTGCTATTACAGCAAATGCTGTTGTTGAAGCAAATTCATCGCTAACTAGGTTTGGTAACGCACAAATTGTCGGTAATGCGCTTGTTTTAGCAGATGGAGTAAGGGTAAGAGTAGGGGCTGGTAGTATTAATGGCTTGGCGAGTGTTTCTGCAAGTTCTAGTGTAATTTACAGCGCAAATGCTATAATAACAGGCAATGCTACAGTACAAGCTACGGCTTATAGGGTAAGAAGTGCTGCCGGTGTAATAAATGGCACGGCTACAGTAACAAGTAGTGCAAGTAGAGTTAGAAACGCATCAGGCTCGGTAGTCGGGCTTGCCACAGTTACGGCTCTTGGTGGTGTTGAATATAGTGCCGATGCACATATTAATGGCTATGCCTTATTAAATGCAAGTGGTAATGCAATATGGTATGGTGTAGGTTTAGTTACATGTAATGCTACAGTAAGTGCAAACGGTACTAACTTAGGTCACAACTGGACACCAGTACCAGTTAGTGAGAACACATGGGATAATACAGCAGTAACAGAAAACACTTGGACACCTACATCAGTAAGCGCCAATACTTGGACAGATACATCGGTCACATCAAATACATGGATAGATACACCAGTAACTAGTAATACATGGCTTTTAAAGGGATAAATTATGGCTAAGAATAAGATAAGTGAGTGGAGTGCTACGGCAGCAAACAACACCGACATTGGTGGCATAGATATTGCTGAAGGTTGTGCGCCATCTGGTATTAATAACGCTATCCGTGAATTGATGGCTCAAGTTAAAGACCAGCAAACTGGTACAGACGCAGACAATTTTACTGTAGGTGGTAACTTATCTGTTACTGGCACTACAACATTAACTGGTATTCCTACTGCTCCAACAGCATCTAGCGGAACTAATACAACGCAAATCGCTACAACGGCTTTTGTAACTGCTGCAACTAGCACATTAGGTACAATGAGTACGCAAGATGCGGATGCTGTAGCTATTACAGGTGGTACGGTTGCTGCTACTTTTACTGGAAACTTAACTGGCAATGTTACAGGTAACGTAACAGGAAATGTAACCGGAAACGTAACTGGCTCTTCAGGTTCATGCACAGGTAATGCTGCAACAGCAACTACTGCTGCAAATGCAATAGGTGAAAGTCAAACTTGGCAAGATGTAACAGCAAGTAGAGTTGCTGGAACTACTTATACAAATTCAACTGGTAAAACAATAGCTGTATCAATTTATGTTACATCTAATAGCGTTCAAACAATTACGGTTGGTGGAGTTATTGTAGCTAGAGGGCAATACTTTACAAACAACTCTGTTAGTGGGCAATTATTTGCACTTGTTCCAAATGGAGCTACATATAGTGTTTCATTATTTTCTTATTGGATAGAGTTACGCTAATGCCTACGCAACGCATAACATTCACAGAATGGACTCCAGACTTAGCTGGTGTAGCTGAGAACTTGTCTATTGCTCAAAACGTAGTGCCAACTGCACTAGGTTACAATCCATTCCCATTAGCGGTAGATTATTCTGCTGCTGCAAGTGAAAACCTTAACAACGTATTTGCCGGTAAGTTTAGTGCAACAACTAACATCTTTGCTGGCGGTGCTACCAAGCTATTTAAGTTAGATGGCGCAGACTTGAGCATGGATAACGTGTCTAAGACAGGTAATTATTCTAGTGTAATAAAATGGAATTTTACCCAATTTGGTAACACTATCATTGCAGCCAATAACGTCAATAAACTACAAGCATATACACTAGGCTCAAGCACTACATTTGATGATTTGAGTGCCGATGCACCTGTCGCTGAATACGTGACTGTTGTTCGTGACTTTGTAGTGGCTTCTAGCTTAGACTCTGGTAGCAATGCAAACAAGGTACAATGGTCTAACATCAATGACGAAACAAACTGGACTACTGGCGCAGCATCACAGTCTGACTATCAAATAATTAGCGATGGTGGCAACATTCATGGCATGACTGGTGGTGAGGTTGGTCTGATATTCCTAGACCGTGCTATCGTGCGTATGTCTTACATTGGTTCACCATTATTCTTCCAGTTTGACACAATTAGTCGTGGTGTTGGATGCGTAGAAGGCAACTCTGTTGTGCAATACGGCAGTATGTCATATTTCTTAGGTGAGGATGGCTTCTACTCTTGCGATGGCACTACAGTTACTCCAATTGGCACTCAAAAGGTAGATTCTTGGTTCTATGCCAATGCCAACCTTTCTAAACTAAACTTGATGTCATCAACAATTGACCCATTCCGTAAGATAGTCGTATGGGAGTTTATAGACAACTTTGCACAAAACACTTTGCTGATATACAACTGGCAAGTTAAAAAGTGGTCATCTTGCACAACAGACGTTGACTACGTGGCATCGTCAGCTTCTGCTGGTATGACGCTAGAAGGCTTAGACCTATACGGAAACATGGACACATTGACTACATCACTAGATGACGCATTGTGGACAGGCGGTAAGTTCTTATTTGCTGGCGCAAGAGATAACAAAATTGTTACCTTTACCGGTGCTAACTCTACTGCAACTCTTACTACAGGCGATATAGGCGATGGTGTAACGTCAGTCGTTACATTGGCACGACCAATCGTAGATAATGGCTCTGGGAGCGTAGCAATCGCTTCTAGGATGCTTCTTAACGCAGTACCACAGTTAGGTTCATATACTGCTGCTGATAGCGATAATCGTGTATCATTACGGAGTAGCGGTAAGTACCATCGTATCTCAGTAATTCCTACTGGTGACAGGTGGTCTAATGCCATTGGTGTTGATATTGATGTTACACCACAAGGAACGAGATAATGTATCGCAAGCTCAACCCAGCAGGAGGCACACCAAGGGAAATATCCGAGGTAGTCAACAACCTTGTTGAAGGCAAGAGCAACAATACTGGCACGATAACATTAAATACCGGATGGGCTACTACTACTACGCTTTACGATGAGCGTATTGGTTACGACTCTATTATATTATTGTCACCAAGCTCAGATAACGCAGAGTCAGATGCAGCGCCTTATGGTTCGTTTAGCAATAATACAGACCAAACAGCACCAAGCGTAGGCTCTACTGCCGTAGTTATATACGACACGACAGAAACAAGTAGCGGTGTATACCTTGCTAGCAGCTCAAGACTGTATGTAAGAAATAAGGGTACATACAATGTGCAATTTTCGTTACAATTAGTAAATAAAGATAACGTGGCTCAGTATGCCGACATATGGTTTAGACTAAACGGCACGGATATTGCTAGAAGTGCAAGCAGATTTGACATTCCAGCACGTAAAAGCGCATCAGATTGGGGTCACATTGTAGGTACTGTAAACATATTTATATCAATGGAAGCTGGTGACTACGTTGAGATTGCCGGTACAACATCAAGCACATTAATAGGATTAGAAACCTATGCTGCCGATACTGGCATACCTAGACCAGCAATACCTGCTGCCATTGTTACAGTAAACTATATTGCACCATTAAGCTCAGATAACATTTACATTAGCTCAGTAGGAAGCGGTCAAGCGACTATTTCACACTTTGCTAACGACACAGCAAGCAAAACATACAAATACTTGGTAGTCGGCTAATGGACTTTTCATACGTAAAACCTAACGAACTGCGCCATTGCTGGTGGTGGGTTCGCATGGGTCTTGAGAAGGTTCGTGCTAAAGGGCATTCAGAGTGGCTTGCAGAGGACATATATTGCGACTGCTACGAGCAACGCTCTATGTTATGGATATTGCCAGAAAAGAAAGGTTTTATTGTATTACAGCCTAACGGTGTAGAGATGCACATTTGGGCAGCATGGTTAGATTCAAGCAACCCTGATGATTTATCCTTTGGACTTGAGTTTGCCAAGAGCATTGCTAAACAAGGCAACTGCAAAAAAGTGACGTTTTCTTCTATGAGAAGTGGATGGGAAACGAGAGCAAAACAACTAGGATTCAGACCAAGAAATTGGGAATTAAGCATTTAGGAGCATTACATGAAATACAATCACTTAGATATGTTGCCAGAGTTAGCATTCAAACCAGTAGGCAAACGCATGACATTAGAGGGTGGTGGTAGTCCTCCACCACAAACTTCTTCTACCGGTATTGACCCAATATTAAAGCCGTATGTTGAATTTGGATTAGGTGAAGCAAAGAACTTATACCAAGGCACTAGCCCACAATACTACGCTGGCAAGACTTATGTAGACCCATCAACTAATACGCTTTCTGCTTTATCGGCAGCAGGTAACCGTGCCATGATGGGTAACCCATTACTACCGGCAGCACAACGTCAACAACAAGCAGTTATTGGTGGTCAGTATCTAAATAGCAATCCATACTTCAACCAAGCTCTTGCCGGTGCATCACAAGGTGCAACACAAGTCTACAATGATGCAATTAAATCTTCTCAAGGTAGCACATCAATGGCTGGTCGTTATGGCTCTGGTGTAAGTGCTGACATCCAAAACCGTGCTGCTAATACATTATCCAATACATTGGCGAATAAGTACGGTGAGTTAGCTTACCAAAACTATAATACAGAACGTGGCAGACAAGAAGCTGCTGTTGCTGGCGCACCAGCATTAGCTAACGCTGATTACACAGACATCAATCAATTGCTTAAAACTGGTCAAGCTCAAGAAGACTATGCCAACACAGCACTACAGGCAGACATCAATCGCTTTAACTATAACGAGAACTTGCCTACTGCTAAACTTAACCAATACGCTCAATATTTATCTGGCACACCTCAAGGTTCTGTTACTACAACATCTGGTGGTGGTGGTAAAATAGTATGTACAGCGATGAATGAGGCTTATGGCTTTGGTTCATTCCGCCAAGCTGTATGGTTACAACATTCTGCTACCATGCCAAATGCTAAAACGATTGAGAAGGGCTATCACACATTATTCTTACCTGTCGTAGCCTATGCCTTCAACGGTACACCAAATGCGCTTAGAAACGCTGTAAGACGTGTTGCAGAGCATATTGCACGTCATCGTACTGCTGACTTGTGGAAAGAGATGCGTGGCAAGAAACGTGACCCACTAGGTCGTATCTACCGTGCAATCATAGAACCTATCTGCTACTTAGTTGGCAAAGTGAAGGGAGCATAGTATGGGACTTCCAGTTCTTATAGGCGCAGGTGTTGGTGGGCTTACATCAGCATTGCGTGGCAAAAACATTCTTAAAGGCGCTGCATTAGGTGGCGCTTTGGGTGGTGTTGGTGGTGGTATTGATGGTTTATTAAAAGGCGGTTCATTTTTAGAAGGCGCAGGACTAGGTGGATTAAGCGGTGCTGCTGGTGAGGCTGGATTATCTCAAGGGGCGCAAGGACTTCTTGGTGCTACAGGTTCGGCTGGTACTAGCGCAAGTTTAATACCTACAATTGCCGAGTCAGCAACACCATTAGCTAGTTCTGCTGTAGTAGGAACTATAGAGGCTTCACCAGAATTAGTTATGGGAGCAGATGGTGTTTTAAGAAACCCAGCATATTTTGCTAATATGGGAGGCTCTCCCATTTATACTGGCAATGGCTCTTTATTAGATAAGTTTAGCATGGGCGCACAATCAGTAGGTTCTAATTTTTCAAATCCATTTACTAATGGCATTAGTGTTGATAACTTAACTGGTGTAGCACAAATAGCCATGCGACCACAAACACAGGCAGCTCCAGCACCAGCAGGTCGTATTGAAGTAGGTCAAGCTCCTAGTCCAGAAGGATTTGCTCAGTTTATGCAACAGTATTACTCACCATACAAAAAACAAAGAACAGACCTTGGGGTTTGATAGGATAAATTATGGCAAACGGATTATTAGATTATTTAAGTGGCTTTGGTTCAACAGCTCCAGAATATTTAGGTGGCTTGCTTGGTCAAGAGGCTGTAGACAAGTTAAAAGGTCGTGCAGCTACTACTGGTATAGCCAATGCTGTTTTAGGTTACCTAGCAGCGCCTAAGAATCAAAACTTAGGTCTTGGTCGCATCTTAGGACAATCATTACAGGCAGGTATGCAAGGCGCACAAGGTGTCTACGATACTGCTACACAAGACTATATGATGCAGCAAAAAGTGGCTGACTTACAACGCAAGCAAGCTAGGGATATAAAAGTTCAAGACATGATTAGTGGCATTGCTGACCCAAAAGAGCGTCTAGCTGCTGAAATTGCTCCAGAACAATATGTTGCTGCTTCATTAAAACCACAAAAAGCATTTAATATACTTACACCAGAACAAACTACCGCATATGGATTACCAACAGACAAAGGTCAAAGGTATCAAATGACTGAAACTGGTGTATCTTTAATTGGTGGAACTGAAACAAAAGATAGAACTACAAAAGAAATTGATGCTGGAAATAAAATTTTAATAGTTGATGCTGTTACAGGACAAACTATTAGAGAAGTTCCTAAAGCAATAGCTCCTACAAAACCTGCTGAGCCTTCTTATTCTATTCAAACAGATGCAAATGGTAGGGCAATTTATGTGCCTAATAAGCCGGGAATGCCAGCTATTGATGCCGCAACAGGCGCACCAACTGTATATCAACCTGCTCCAACTGCAGCGCAAGAAAAAGCAAAAGAAAAAGCAACTAAAGCAGAATCAATACCAACATTGTTATCTGAAGCTAAAAAAATAATTCCTACAGCAACTGGTGGGTATTTTGGCAAAAAAAGTGATGAAGCTGCAGCAATGTTTGGACAGTCTACAACTGGTGCAAAAGGTATTGCAAAATTAAAAGCTATTGAAGCATCTTTGATTTTAAATATGCCAAGACTTGAAGGTCCACAAGGTGTTCTTGATTTAATCTTATATAAAGAAGCGGCAGCAAATGTAGGCAATCCAGACGTTCCTGCAGATACAAAACTAGCTGCAATTCAAACATTAGAAGATATTAATAGAAGAACAAATGTAAATCCAAGTGGCGCTATTCTTCCTAAAGATGCAAAAATGCCAAAACGTAGCAAACAAGACATATTGAATCAATATGGAGTAAATCAATAATGGCTGATAGACAACAATTAGAAAATGCTTTAGTTGCTGCCCATGAAGCAGGAGATACTGAAGCTGCACAAATGTTTGCTAATGAAATTAAATCATTGCCTCCACCTAGAACAACTGGTGAAGAATTTAAACGTCAGGTAGGTTTAACTGGTCGTTATGGTTTAGAAGGACTTGGCTCTATTGTTGATTTAGCACAAGCACCTATTCGTGGCGCAATCAATCTTGCTATGCCAAAAGATAGACAATTGCAACCTGTTTCATTGGGTGGTTCTATTGCTGATGTATTAGGTTTGCCACAACCAGAAACTGGAACTGAACGAGTTGTTGGAGATGTAAGTCGTGCTATAGCTGGTACAGGTGGTGTAATGAAGTTAGCTGGCGGATTAACTCCAACTAGTAATATTGGTAGAAACGTTGCTACATCTTTAACATCTAATGCGCCTACACAACTTGCTGGTGCTGTTGGTGGTGGTGGGGCTAGTGGTTTAACTAGAGAAGCAGGTGGCGGTGAAGTAGCTCAAATGCTTGCTGGATTAGGTGGTGGTGTTGCTGGTGGTGCTTTAATTAAACCTAAAGTCATTGGATTATCAAAAGAGCAATTACAAAATGCAAGTAAAGATAAACTATTAAATACTGCACAAAAAGCAGGCTATATAGCTTTGCCTAGTGATGTTGGTGCTGGTAAAGGTGCAAAAGCACTTGAAACATTGTCTGGCAAATTTAAGTCTGAAGAACTTGCTTCATCTAAAAATCAAAATATAGCTAATAACTTAACTAGAAAATATCTTGGGTTACCTGAATCAGCTCCATTAAATGACGATACATTCTCTGCATTACGAGATACTTATGGTGAGCCATACAGATTAGCATCACAACTTCCAGAAGGTCAAATTGGCACTACATCAACTAAATCAATGGCTACTGGAAAAGTATCAACAATGCCTATTATGAAAAATGGCGCACAAATTGTTGATGAGTTGAAAATGGCTAGAGATGATTCTCGTGCAGCTTGGAAATCATACAATTCTGGTACGGCAAACAACCCTACTGAATTGCGCAAACAAGCTCAAGCATCAGAAAAACTTGTTGCTCAATTAGAAAATCAACTGGACTATTTAGCTAAAGCAGCTAATCAACCAGATTTACTGAAAGCATTAAACGATGCAAGACGTAACATAGCAAAAGTATATACAGTAGAAAAAGCTGCTATTGGTGAAAACCTAATTGATTATCGTAAGATTGGTAAAGCAATTGATAAAGGCGCACCAGTTACAGGTGAGTTAGCATTAGCAGGTAAGTTTGCTAAAGAGTTTCCTCGTGTGAATAAACCGGTTGCGTATGAGCCTACAGCATTTACTTTGCCGGATGTATTTGCATCTGGGGTTGGTCTTGGCATTGATGCTTTGACTGGTGTACCATTTGCTAGTGGATTTCCTGCTGCGCGTGTAGGGAGTCGCTACTTAATGGAATCTGCACCATTCCAACAAAGATACGTTAAACCAAAATATGACCCATTAGTTACTCCATTTATTCCATACGCAGGCTTATTAGACCAACAAGGAAATTAGCATGACTCCAGAAGAACAAAAAGAACTACACAAGGCAGCATTCAAAGAGGCTATTTCCGAGTGGCTAGACAAGCAATTTGCTACGGTTGGTAAGTGGACATTACGTGGCATCACATCGGTGGCTCTAGGTATGTTTCTGTATGCCTACGCTGCTGCTCACGGCTGGGTAATAAAGTGAAACAAGTCATGATTAATCGCATTGCATTATGCGAGAAGTGTCGGCAAGCATTTATTATTAATGAGCAGGGCGATGAAACAGTATGTGACAACTGCCTAGCTGAAGACGAGCTAACACATGAACTATTAGATTCTGGCGATTTGATTGGGATTAATTATGACGGTGCATAAACTATTTGGAATGCAAGACTACTTTGAACACATGATTGGCAAGACCATAGAAGAGGTAGGTATCTTTGATGGGGAGCTAGTTATATTCCTAGATGACTTGTCCGAGGTATGCATATTTGAAGACGTAGAAGGCTTGGCAATGCAGATTAACGAACGACCAGAATTGGATGGATAATGAAAACCTTAACATTATTTTTATTAGGATTATTACTTGGTGGCTTATTAGCAGCAGGGATGGCTTATGCGGATGAAACGACAATTAATTATAAGGGTCAACCTGTGTCCTCTGCTGTCGCTCCTTCAATGTCAGCTTTCAGTCAAGACGTTTGCGGTATTGGTGTTAGTGGTGCTGTCAACGGTGGGGTATTTTCTATAGCCGGTGGCACGATGGTTACAGACAGCAACTGTGTTAAATTACGCTGGGCTAAGTTTTTAAGTGATAGTGGACTAAAGGTTGCAGCAGTATCGTTAGCCTGTGCAGCTAACCATGAAAACTGGATAGCTATGGAGATGTCTGGCTCACCTTGTCCTATAGGTGGTGCTATTGGTGACGCAGCAAGAAAGGCTTGGTATGACTTACACCCACAATGGTTTGCAGAAATTTATGGTAAAGAGTTCGTTCTTATTACTCCTATTCCTAATAATTCTAAGGAGCAATGATGTATATGCTTGGAGCTGTTCTTACACACCTTCTTCAGAAGGCTACGTCACTAATTTGCAATGTAACGGCATTGATAACCAAGAAGCTCTTAGGATTGCTTGGTGTCCTCACCGCCCAAATGATCCAGCTTGTAGTTTTATGTCAGAGTCTGTTGTCCCAGCTTGTCAAGACCGTGTTGAAAATCAAACTCTTGCTTGCCAGCCTAATCATTCTGGTTCAGTCAATCAAACTAGAACTTATCAATGTCAAAGCCAAAGTTTTACAGATTGGATCACTACTTCAAACAATTGTAGCCCAAATCCTCCATCTTGTACCTACAGCGCAGAAACAGAAGAAAGGCAAACCTGTGGGGATAACAAAATCGGCACGGTCACATTTAAAAGAGAACAAAACTGTCCAGACCCATACGGCAGCCCTGTTGACTCAGGATGGTTTGAAATCTCAAACTCATGCCAAGCAGCGCCACCAACGTGTCAAGCAAGAGTTGAAGAAAGGCAAATAGCATGCCAACAAGGGTTTGTAGGAACAATAACCGAGCAACAAATAACAACCTGTGCAACACCATACAGTCAGCCTACCGTTTTACCGTGGACAGAATCAGCAAATTTATGCACAAAGAGCGCAACGAATCCAACAAACATGAGCAGTCCGGTAAATCCAGCCAGCCCTTTAAGTGCGACTGCGATGCCGGAAGCAATGCCTATTGCACCTGCGCCAGAGCCACCACCAGAGCCTCCACCGGAAGCACCTGCGGAAGCACCTGCAGAAGCTGCACCACCACCGGCAGAAGCACCACCTCCAGTAGAAGCTCCTCCACCACCAGCAGCAGCACCACCGCCAACAGCCTCGTCAGGAAGCACAAGTACACCACCATCACAACCAGCCGTGAATGCGCCAACGACATCCTCGCAAGGGAGTACGCAGAATACCTCGCCAGTACAAGTACCGGCAGGAAAGACTCTAGTACAGGGGTTTGGGTTAGTGATGAGCATAGAAATTTTAAACCGACCGATGCAGATTCAACAGATCCAGTTGAACGATGCATTGGCATACCAGCAGGAGTTACCGTATGAGCTTAGAGGAAATCAAGGAGTCTTACTCCAACTTATCACCGAAGGCAATATTTCTGACGCTTTCAATAATCTTGCCAGCGATAGGTGGGACAGCCTACGTAGGAATAACGACCTACAACCGTGTTATAGCTGCGACTGAGATGATTGAGGCTAACAAGCCTTATGATGATGCAGAACTAAAGGCAGAGGTTAACGCATTAAAGGTTCAATTGGCTGCACAACAAACGTCAGTCAATACAGTTAAAGACTCTATGGTAACAACATCAAATCAATTGGTGTCTATGCAAGAGAAGGTATCTAATGCCATCGGTACTGCTAACGAAGCCAAGGCTATCACTAACGGTAACGTGCGTGAAACGGCAGCATCTTTAATGGGTGTGCGTGAAGAGATGAAAGCTACAAGAGAAGGCATAGAATCACAACTTAAAGCACTTAAACGTGCAACATCTAACCCACTAGGAAATTAATTATGTTATCAATCATATCAGGTCTATTAGGTATTGGCTCTTCAGCATTACCAAGTCTGTTAGGTTTCTTTCAACAGAAAGGTGACCAAAAGCATGAAATGAATATGGCTCGTTTGCAGACAGAACGTGAAGCTGCTATGGCTGCTGCTGGCTTTGCATCACAAGAAAAGATTGAGGCTATTAAGTTAGACCAAATTGAAGTGCAGACTTACACCCAAGAGCGTGAAGCACTATATGCTCACGACATGAAAATCATGGACAAGGCATCGCAATCAACTGTTGATTTAAACGCTAGGGTTCGCCCATACATTGCATTTACCTTTGTTGGCTTGCTAGTGCTAGTGGATGTTGCCGGTCTTGCTTGGGCAATCTATACTGGTGTAGAGTTTACTACTGCCATGAACCTTGTATTCTCTGATGACGAAATGGCTATAGTTTCCAGTATAATAGGCTTCTACTTTGGCTCACGTCAATGGGAAAAACACCGTGAAGGCAAGTAAAGAACTATTTACAATGTTGAAGCACCATGAAGGTGTGAGATACAAACCATACCAATGTCCAGCTAAACTTTGGACTATTGGTGTTGGTAGCGTAATGTACCCAGAACAAGCTAAAATACCATCTAGCATAGAAGGTATGGCTAGACGTAAAGCATGGGCATTAAAGCCAGAAGACAATCGCAGATGGAGTGAGGAAGAAGTTGACAAGTTACTGGCTAAGGATGTCGCACGATTTGAACGAGGGCTTGCCCGTTATCTACCTATACGACTTTCACAGAATGAATACGATGCTATTCTTAGCTTTTGCTTTAATCTTGGTCTTGGCACATTTCAGCGGTCAACCATCCGTCAAGCGCTTCTACGTGGGGATAAAATTACGGCTATACAAAGTCTACTCAAGTATAACAAGGCTGGTGGTAAAGTCTTAAAAGGTTTAGATAACAGACGTAAAGACGAGGCTGCTCTATTTCAGCATATCTGAATTTATTGTTAGTCTTGATACTTCACCATAACGCTTATCGTATGTTATAACTTTAGCATCACGACCAGTTAGCCATCCACCACGCGCGGAATACGCATCAGCAGGTGCTAGTGTACGGTGTTGCTCAACGATCATAAGATTATTTTCTTTAACGTCAATATGATGTAGATGACCGGTATGAGCATAGGCATACTTAGTACGACCAAACATCTCACGGAATTGACCAGCAAACACCTCGCTGACATTGTGAACTCTACGCTTGTGACCATGATGGAAGAACAAAGCAGTCTTACCAAACTCAAACGCATTATATGGATTAGGTGACGTATCTACCGTTACTCTTGGCTCATTCTCGTACATAACGCTAAACCATTCACGCAACCAAATCTGACTAACTGGGTCGTGATTAGCATCAGCCATTATGATGTGTAGCTTTTGGTGTTTCTGTAGCAGCATGTCAATTACTGTACGCAATACACGTATAGTTGACCTAACTAGTTTTGAGAATCGTGAGTCTACGTCTAGCAAATGTTTAGATGCTGGTGTTACTGCATCCATACCATCAAAGTGTAGGAAGTCTGATAACTGGGCAAACACGGCTTGATTTGCATTAGGCGATTGCTGTATTGCTTGAGCAAACCACTTAATGATCAACTGCTCGGCAATTTTTACGTCCCAATTATCACCACACTCCTCGTCCCAAGCTAACATACCCATGTGGTAATCTGTAATCACGTAGCAGTTAAGTAGATTATCATTGCCTAACGATGGTGGTTCTGTCATTGAGATGCGAGGTATCTCTTCTTTAAATGCCTCAACAGCTTGAAGCATAAGTTCCTGCATCTTATTATCATCAATCCTAGTTTTAAGCCATTGGATAACTGGCTTTCCATCTTTATATAAGGTAGACGTACCGCGAACTATAAATGGCTCTGGTACTACTTGAGTCATGTCATGGTTAGGTGAGTAACCAGCCATTGCTGCTTTCGCCTTTAAGCCTCTAACGGCAACATCAACAACGGTAGCAGTTACACCAAAGAACTTAGCTGCTGCACGATTAGAACCTAACTCACAAGACTTACTATAATACTGCCATTGTTTGTCAGTAGCGTAATGAGCCAGCCTATCATCTATTTCTGCCATATGCATCCTTATGTTTTTGTTTATTATATACATATTTAGAATAGTATGTAGATATAATTAACCCTACCACAATACCTAGTATAAAAGCCTCTTTGTAACACAAGATGTAGTCTAGCGTGTACATAATTCTCCTAAAATGTGTATTATTTTACACACTTTTACCAACGTACGTGGCAACGCTGTCTTTAAATCTAACCTCTACAGCGCAGTCTTGTCCTTTGTTTCCATTAAAAAGCTTAAATAATCCAAATCCAATGGAAACCATGCAGATAAGTAGTAATGTTACTACAACTACTGTGGCGCGGTCTACATTTGCGTCTTTTTTGCAGTCACATGATCTGCCTTGATTACAGTTATTATTGCACGGCATTATATCCTCCATAATATTCAATGAGTACGTTAAGTGCTTTGACTACCTTCTTATCGTGTTTAATGTCTTCTTCATTAGTAGCTTGCCATTCAATAATATTCTGCTTACAAGTCTTTAGGTGCGATAACACCATCGTGTCCAGCATATCAGCAATGACGTTATTATCATCAATCTCAATTGCTATCTTCATAGTGTTCCCCTGTATTACCATTTTGACCAATAGTATCTACACGGTCTTCATCCCAGTTAAGAATGCAACCAGTCCATGCACATTCTTTAGTTGAA